TGGTCCTGACCGGACAAGCGCCAACGGTCAGCGCAAGTTCCACGGTCAGCCCCGGCATAGACACGCTGGTGCTGACGGGGTTCGCTCCGACAGTTTCAGTTGGAACGAGCGTCACAGCATCGCCTGGCACTGGCGCGCTGGTCCTTCAGGGCTACGCGCCCAGCGTTACGGTTCCGACCAGCGTCAGCGTGACGCCGGGAACGGGCGCGCTCGTCATCACCGGCCACGCGCCGACAGTCGATAACGGGCTGTCCAGCGGCTCCAAGAGCGGCGGCGTTGCTGAAGACCCCTACTACTACAAGAAGCGCAAGAAGAAGCAGCCCGAGCCCGTCTCCAAAGGCTTCGGGGACGACTGGCAACCGCCAACGCCACGGCCGGCAATCCCGCCGCTGGCAGCGCAGCAGATCATCGCGCGCCAGGATGCAGCCTTCGCGAGAACGCAGGCCGCGATTGTCGCAGCGCTCGAGCAATACGACCGGCAACGCGCCGAGGCATTGGCCCGCGCTGCGCAGGAACAGGAAGACGAGGACGAAGCGATCCTGCTGCTGATGGCGGCGTGAAGCAAAAGGACATGAGTGATGCCTACTTATGATGTGGCGGCGGGCGGATATGCGCAGCCGGTGGTGCTGGTTGACGGCGTAACCGGCGCAACTGGTCAGAGCTGCACGGCGAGCGCGACGTTCACGCCTGCTGCCTCTTCGCACGTGGCGGGCGATTGCCACGGCGCTGCGGGAACCTTTGCGCTTGGCGCTCCGTCAGGCTGCGTATTCCGCATCACTGATGTCTCGCTGCGGATCGATGGCGGCACGATTGAGACGACAGCGTGGACGCTGCATCTCTACAACGTCACGCCGCCTTCTGCCATTGCTGACGATGCGGTATTCGATCTGCCGTCAGGTGATCGGTCGGCCTATCTGGGCTCAATTGCCATTGCGCAAGTGGTAGACCTTGGCGCAACGCTCTACATCAAATCGAGCAGTGCCAACCTTTCAACGGTCAAACTGTCAGGCACCAGCCTCTTCGGCTACCTGGTCAACGGAACCACGCTGACGCCGCAGGCTGTCGCGCACGTTGTCACCATCACCGGCACGCCGGTTTAATTTAACAAACGGGTCGCAGTCCGCTGGCTGAACGCCAAGCGACGGACCCTCACCAATGAGCAACCCGCCCTGATCAGGCGGGTTTTTTCGTACCCGCCGCCGGGGTCAATCGGGCGTCAAACAGGACGCCGCTGCTTCGGGCGATTGCGTGACGACTACGGGAAGGTCGAACGATGAGCGATGAGAAGCTGAACTTTCTGGACGCTGAAGAACCGGCAACGCCTGCGCCTGAGCCATCCGCTCCGGTCATCGAAGCCGAGAAGCCAGCCGCACCCGAGCCCGAGCCGCAAGGCGATGGAAGGGCGCGTGATCCAGAAACAGGGCGTTTCGTCCCCATCTCCGCGCTTCTAGACGAGCGCGACAAACGACAAGCCGAGACCCGCAAGCGGGAAGAACTCGAGCAACAGCTACAACGCTACCAGCAACCGCAACAACCTGAGCAAGTACCGACTGACCCTTCGGGGATCATCCAGTATGCGCTCGCTGAACAGCAGCGCATCGCCTTCAACGAACGCCTCAACACATCCGAGCTGATGGCCCGACAGGCCCATGGCGAGGACATCGTGAGCGAGGCGCAACAGGCGTTCCTTGCCGCTGTCGGTCAGAACCCGATGCTGCAACAGCAACTGCAAGGCCAGATCCATCCATACGACTTTGTCGTCAAATGGCACCGCCAGCACAAGCTGATGTCAGAGATCGGGCAAGACCCGGAAGCCTGGCGCAAGAGCGAAGCCGAGAAGATCCGCGCGCAGGTACTGGCTGAACTTCAGGGGCAAGGCGTCTCGCCGGCCCCATCGTCACAGCAACCCCCGCCGTCAGTGGTCGGAAGACCAGCGGCAGCGAGAGCAGGCTCTGTCCCCGTGGGGCCAGGCAATGCTTTCGACAACCTATTCAGAGGATAACCAATGTCAGAAGTCATGCTGGCTTCTGCTTCTGAAAAACAGAAGTGGATCAGCCAATACTACGCTGAGTACGTTCGCAATTCCGGCTTCAAGCCCTACATGGGCAAGTCGTCTTCCAGCATCATCATCGCCAAGTATGAGCTGCAGGAAGAAGCGGGAAAGACCATCAACATCCCGCTGATCACGAAACTGGTCGGCCAGGGCGTAACCGGCGCAACCTCTCTCGACGGCAACGAAGAAGAGCTTGGCAACTACAACTGCGGCATCAGCGTCGATTGGCGCAGGAACGCGGTGCGTATTCCCAAATCAACGTCCTACAAGACCGAGATCGATCTTTTCGGCGCCGCGAAAGACATGCTGCGCACATGGGAAGCGGAGAAGCTGCGTGACGATGTCATCAAGGCGATGCTCTCGGCTGTCACGACCGGCAGCACGACCGTCATCCTGGCGGATTCGAGCGCTGCGAACCGCAACGCTTACGCGGCTGCGAACGCTGACCGTCTGCTGTTCGGCAAGGTCAAGTCGAACTACTCCGCGACATGGGCAACCGCCACGGCCACACTCGACACGACCGATGACAAGTGCACGGTTGCTTCGATGTCGCTGGCAAAGCGTATCGCCAAGTCGGCTGACCCCCATATCCGCCCGTACAAGACAGCGGACGGCCGGGAATATTTCGTCGCGTTTCACGGCGCGCGGACGTTCAGGGACATCAAGGCCGACACCACGATGACGCAAGCGAACCGTGAGGCTCGCTCGCGTGAAGGCAACGGCATGGATGACAACCCGCTGTTTCAGGATGGTGACCTCCTGTTTGACGGGATCATCCACCGCGAAATCCCGGAAATCGACGACATTTCGTCAACCGGCACCTACAACCTAAACAACGCCGGCGCTTCTGGAACGACGGACGTCCGTCCGGTGTTCCTGTGCGGCGCGCAGGCTGTCGGCATCGCATGGGGCCAAGAGCCGACCCCGCGCACGGACATGCAGAAAGACTACCAGTTCCGCCCTGGCGTCGCCATCGAGGAACTGCTTGGCGTCAAGAAGCTGGCGTATAATTCAAAGCAACACGGAATGGTTTCGTGCTTTTTTGCTTCGGCCGCAGATTCGTAAGGAGCACTGAACAATGGCTGCTGAAACACTCACCGCGGTTCGCGGTGCAACGGGCTTCCCGATTGCTCACTATGCTGGCGCGGGCGTCCTTCAATGCGCTTACGGCACGTACACCATCGCAGCAGCGGTCGAAGATGGCGACATCTTCGAAATGTGCTGGGTTCCGGCCGGCGCTGTCGTTGTCGGAGGCTACTTCTACGGCGCCGACCTCGATACCGGCACGGAAACGCTGGACATGGACATCGGCTGGGCCGCTAACGGCGGCTCGGGAACGTATGACGCTGCCGACCCTGACGGGCTTGGCAATCTCGGTACGTTGACGGGCGATGTGTTCGCTGCTGGCAACGTCTCGCCGGTTGTGGGCCTGATGTATCCGCTGAGTGGCGTTCTGGCTGCGGGAACTCTCCCGCAGTTCACGAAGAAGACCAAGATCCAGATCGAAGCCAATACAGCGGGCAACGCAGGCCATACCGGCGTTGTCTCGGTGGTTGTCTGGTACGTGGTCGACCCGACGCTGGCCGTTTAATGACGGCCTTCATCTGGAAGGGTGACGATGAGGGGGGCGACGAGTTCGCCTCCCTCTACGGCGTCACGTTTTCGGCTGGCGCTCCTGTTGATGTCGGGCACCTATTGCCCTGGCAGGTAAACAAACTGCGGAACCATCCGTATTTTACGGAAGTTCCGCAGGACGCGCCGACGCCGAGAGGCAGCCGGGAACAGGACGAGCGCGCCATCATCAAGCAGCAACTCGACGACCTCGGCGCGCTCTATGACAAGCGCTGGGGCATTGAACGGCTGCGCGCGGCGCTTCAGGGCGCCACGACAGAGCCCTTGGCGGTAATCGATGGCTGACGCGACCCTTGCCGAGCTGCGCAACCGCGTGCTGCAAAAGCTCAAGGTGCTACAAGCAGGCGAGACGGCGGAAGCCGAGGACACCGCGCTGATCGAGGGGCTGATTGCCAGCGTCAACGAGAAGCTGCGCGACCTCGGCATTGCCTACTGGTCCGACAGCGCTTGCCCGCAGTCGATGCTCGAGGATCTGGCCATGTACGTGGCGTGTCATGCGGCTGACGACTACATGGACGGCGGGCAGGCCGCATCGTTCCGTCAGACCTACGAGCCGACGGCAGAACGCAACCTGCGGCGGCTGGTGTCCAGCGGCGAGCGGTTCAACAAGCCGACGCGGGCCGAGTATTTCTGATGCGCGTGCCGATGGCGACGTCTGCGGCCTCCGCTGTTGTCACGGGGCTGCCCGAGAAGCGTTGCCACAACGTCTACCGCGAGCCGCATCCGAACGACCCGCAGCGTGAGAATGTGCTGATCGAAGCGCCTGGCAGTCTCCAGCGTGCCGACTTTGCCGGCGCGTGCCGTGGGATGTGGCAGGCAGACGGCCATGCGAGCGGCAAGGTGCTGATCGCGCAGGGGACGACCCTGTCCACCTTCGCGCCGGGAACGAACGCGACGGGAAGCCTCACTGGGACCATTGCCGGGACCGACCGTGGCGACTTCGCATTTACGGAAACCGAGGGCTTTGGCCTGTTCAATGGCGGGCTGTACGTCTCGACGGGCACGGCTATCGCGGCGGTGACCGATCCGCAGTTTGCAACGCTCCTGAGCGATGCGAGCGCCACTTCGTTCACATCCGTAGATACGCTCGGCCAGCGCGGGCTGTTCACCTACAAGAACCGCTTCGGGTTCACGGCTGTCCTAGACCTCGATGACGTCACGGTGCTGAACTACTACACCGCCGAGAGTTCGCCTGACGACATCATCGCGGGCCGCGTGCTGGGCGAGTTCTACTACCTGCTGGGCTCGCAGACGATTGAAGTCTGGTCGCAGACCGGCGACAGCGCCGATCCGTTCGCCATGCAGGGAGGCATGACGCAGCAAGTGGGCTGCGCGTGCCGTGACGGCATCGTAAAAGCTGATAACAGCCTCTTCTTCGTGGACGAGGCGTTCAACGTCCGGCGCTTGGGTCAGGGCGGCTCGCCCATCGTCTCGGAGCCTTGGGTATCCGCTGCGCTGCGCAGTGCAGGCGCTGCAAACATCATCGGCAAGACGTACCAGGATCGGGGGCATATCTTTGTCAGCTACCGGACGCCGACTGCCTGCATGATCTTCGATGTTCTCACGCAGGAATGGCACACGCGCGGAACCAACCTGCAAAACTCGTGGCGCTATACCGACATCATCACGGCTGCGGGCCGCGTGTTCGTCTGCGATGGAACGGGGCAGTTTGACGAGCTGAGCCGGGACTATACGTCCGAGAGCATGGCGAACACCACGACGATGGGGACCGAGATCGTGCGCGAGTTCACAGCGCACATGAGCGGAGTTCCCGATAGCCTGCCGGTGACCACGCTGCGGCTCGAGAGCGCCAAGGGTGTCGGCGTTGCAACCGGGCAGGGTGTTGACCCCATCGTGCGGCTGCGCATCTCGACCGATGGCGGCAATACGTGGAGCAACTGGCGTGACCGCAAGCTCGGCGCGCAGGGCGTCTATGACCAGCGCACGGTCTGGCATCGCTGCGGGCGCACGAAGCTCGCGGGCATGGTGTTTCAGTTCAGCAAGTCCGACCCCGCGCCGGCGGCCTATCTGGGCGTTCTGGTCAATGAGGATCTGTGATGGCGCGGGCTCCTAATCCGCCATCGCTGGCCGTGCCTCTGGTGGACAAGGACGGGCGGCTTACAACCGAGTGGTACAAGTACCTGACCGGCGGTGCGTCATTCACGACCAACGTCAACAGCGGGGTGGCACTGGCTCAGGCTGCGGCAGCGCAGGCGCAAGCGACGGCATTGCAGGCTCAGGCTAACGCATCGCAAGCGCAGGCGACGGCAACGGGAGCGGTGGCGGGCATCGCAACGCTTGCCAGCCAGACAGCGCCTGCGGGCTTCTACGCCTCTGCAACGCCTTCCAGCGCATTCGGTGATCGTGTTGGTTCGGGAACCGCGACGACTAACGCGGTGACGGTGACGCCGACAGGCGGGACGGGGCCTTACACCTATGCGTGGGTTCTGGACTTGGCGAACTTCACAATCGGCGCGTCAACATCTGCAACGACCAGCTTTTCCGGGTTCGTGTCCATCGGCACGACCACGGAGGACATCGCAACCTGTACGGTTACCGACAGCCTCGCGGCGACGGCAAGCATATCAATCGGTGTCGCCATTTATGGCGAAGGCGTCGCGCCGTAACTTCTCTAAAATCAGGACGGCATAACCATGTGGCCTATGATAATTTCAGCACTTGGAAGCTTAGCTGGCGGATATCTGGCGGGCGAGGGCTCGCGGAAATCTGGCAAAGCGCAGCAGGACGCTGCCAACCAGACGACTGCGCTTCAGAAGCAAATCTACATGGATCAGCGGGGGCTTGCAGCTCCTGGCTACATGACGGGCGGCGCAGCCAGTAACAAGCTGGCGGCGCTCTTTGGCATCGCGCCGCAGGACTATCAGGCGGCGTATGGCGGCGGTGGGGGCGGCGCGGTCAACGGCCAGTCCGATCAGTGGTCCAGCTATCTCGCTTCAAACCCGGACGTGATGGATTACTGGAAGTCCAACGCCAAGCTGCGTGAGCAGTACCCGAACGCGAACGATTTCGCGTCGTATCACTACGCCAACTTCGGGCAGCAGGAAGGCCGGCAGCTTCCGACCAGCCAGCCCATGCAGGGCGCGGGCGGCGCGCAGCAGATGCAGGGCGGGGCAATGGGCGGCGCGTCCAACCCGCTCGCGGAGTTCTACGCCTCGCCCTATGCCAAATTGGCGACGACGATTTCTGACGGCCAGTTCGACCAGATCAAGGGCAACCTCGGCGCGGCTGGCAAGTCCATCAGCGGGGCCGCAGAGGGGCGCTATGCGAAGACGCTGGCGGGCAACACCTACGGCTCATTTCAGGACTACACGAACCAGCTGAACAGCCTTGCGGGCATGGGGCAGACCAGTTCGTCGCTCGCAAGCAGCGCGGCCGGCAACTACGGCGCGAACGCTGGGAACGCCATGATGCAGGCGGGTAATGCTCGAGCCAATGCGCTTACGTCCGCATATCAGGGCTATGGGCAAGGCCTCTCGGCGGCGGCTGGATCGCTTGGGGATATGTTCAAGAAGCCGGGAACGCCGACCTACGGCCAGCCCGGCTATGTTGATCCGTCGCGCGCTGCTTATCCCGGACAGGGTTGGGGCTGATTATGGTTGCTTACACCGCAAGAAAGAACCCGCTGGCGATGCCGACGGGTGCGCCCGCTCCTGCGCCCGCTTATGACGTCTCGGCGGATGCCTACCAGCCCGGCGCGATGTCGGCTGCGCCAATGACCGCATCACCAATGACGCCGTCCGCAGGCAGTCCGTTCTCACCGCCGCAAGGACCGCCACGCAATGCGCTTCTGGCCTCTGCGCTTGATGGCTTTCAGCGTGGCTTCGACCCGGCAGGCTTTGAGAAGCGCGAGGCGACAAACAAGGCCGCAGAAGGCGACAAGCTGAAACAGACGCTCGCGCTCATGCAGCAGCAGCGCGCGCTCCCTGAGACGCAGCGCGGCCAGTGGTGGCAACAGAACGCGCCGACCATCAGCAAGATCATCGGGCAGGACGTCTCGCAGATGCCGCTGGACGTGTCGAAGTTCAGTGACGACGCGCTAGACGGGCAGATCGCGGCGCTGTCGGCGCAGGCGGGGATTGGGCCTGTCGTGCCTGAGCCAATGAGCGCTTACGAGCAAGGAATGCTCAAGCTGAAGCAAGACGAGGACAAGCGTGCCGCCGATAAGCCGATGATCCTGAGTGCTGGCCAGCGGGGTTACAAAGACCTCGATGGAGATGGCACGCTAGACGAAGTCTTCAGCGTTCCAGGCAATGCAGACGGCTCTGATCTCAAGAATGGCGGCGTGCAGTCGATCAGGGATCTGGACGACGGGCGAATGCTTGTAACCTACAGGAACGGCACGACAGAAGTTGCCGTGGACCCGAAATCAGGCGGCCCCGCTATTGCGCGTCAGAACTTCGGCACCTTCATGGCGGGAGATGTGCCCTACATCTACAACCAGCGCACCGGCGCCCCTTCAGTAACGCAAGTGATATCGCCAGAAAATGTCGGGGCGAACGCTGCAACCGTCTCTGGCGTGACGGAGTTCTCAAAAGCGGCGACGGCCGCAAGAATTCAGCTTCCGGCCGCAGCGTCTCAGCTCACCAACATTATCGGCACAGCGGAGCAGCTTCGCGACAGTGCCGGATTTGCGGGCCTGTATGGCGGCCCTATCGAAGCTGCGGCGGGCGCTTCTGGCGCTCGCTTTGGGGCTGATGCAGATGCGCAAGCGCTTCTCGATCAGATTGGCGGCGAAGCGTTCCTTAACGCTATGGCATCGCTTAAGGGGTCGGGGCAGGTATCTGAACGTGAAGGACTTGCCGCTCAAGCGGCGCAAACCCGGTTGCGTAACTACAATCAGTCGGACAAGGCAGCGCAGAAAGCGCTTGATGACTTCATTGAGCGATCAACCAACGTGTACCTCCTTCAGATGCTGAACGCGCGAGTTCCGTTCTCTGATGAGCAGATCGCCGCACTAAGCCCGCGCCAGAAAGCGCTGGTTGCGGAGTGGGCGCGCTTTGAGGGGGCTCAGTGACCAAACATGATGTGCATCAACAGCGCAACGACGACAGCGCCGATTAGCGTGTATTGAAAATATATGTGCCCCTTGATCCGCACGTACCAGTCCTCAATCTGGTCGGCCCATAGGTGCGGATTATTCCGTGGAAGTCGCATCCTGTTGAAGGTGCTGCGGTCACTCTGGTTCGGGTCAACAAGATCGTTTGCCGGTTCGGACTGTTTCGCGCCGAGAAAATTGTATCCGGCGACACAGACAACAAGCCCCAGAATGCCAATCGTCAAAACATCTGCCACGTTCATGCAGGTTCCCTATGCCCATACAGCCTAATCCGCTCGATCCTGTAGCTGCGCCCGTTCCTGGCGCAGGTGGATCGCAACAGCCTGCACCGTCAAACGGATACGCCTCCGACCTTCTGGCGCGTATGGGAAATCCTACTCCAATGGCGCCACCAGCGCCATCGGCTACGCCCAACGCACCTAAAAACTATGCTGCGGATATTGTTTCCAGAATGGGCTCAAATTCTCCGGTAGCAGAGAACAAGTTCGTTGACGCTTCAGCCATGCGCGGGTTTTCCGACCTGTACGGCCCGAGCAGCGGCAAGCGCATGGCCTCATGGCCGAAAAAGAACAGTGACCGTTACATCGTCACCGATGACGACCCGAACAAGGCGAAAATTCTCGTCCACAGGCCAAAGCCGAAAAAGACCGGCAACAACTTCAACGATTACTTTGTTGCGGTTCCGCTTTCTTCGCTCAAGAACGGCGCTTTTTACGTTGATGGCATGCCGACGTCGCCCGTTGTCAAAGGGCGCGAGAAGACAGACGGACTGAGTGCGTGGGCTGCGTCGAATGCCAATTCAGCGACCTTCGGGCAAGCCGACAAGATCGCCGGAGCTATCAACGCTACGGTTGAGCAGATCGCCAACCGTTATTCCTCTCGTTCGCCTGGCGCGCCCGCTTCTTCATGGGGCGAAGCCTATGAAAAGTTTCAGGGTAGAGCGCGCGAACAGATCGCGCAGGCGCGTCAGGATGAGCCGGGCTGGTCAGCGGTAGGAGACGGAACGGGGTTCATTGGTCCCGGCGTTGTTGTGGGTGGCGCCACGGCAAAGCTTGCGGCGCCTGTCGTCAACACCATCACGCGCATGGGCGGCGCCCCCGCCAACATGCTTTCCAAGGTGGTCAGCGGTGGATTGCAGGGCGCCACGGCCGGCGGGCTTTACGGCTATACCGTCGGCGCGGAGAATGAAGCGCTTGACCGTGGGGAGGCATCTCCCGAACTGTTCGCGCCTGAGCGCGCTCAATCTGCCCAAACCAATGCGGTAATTGGTTCAGCTTTCGGCGGAGCCATGCCACTGCTCGAGCCGTTTGTGCGGCCGGCCATCAATGCGCTGTCGAACGTGGGTTCCAAGCTTCTGAACCCCATTGCACCGGGTATTGCAGAAGCAAATACGCGGCGGATTGCAACGGACGCTGCGCGCAGATCGCTTGAGCGTTCCGGCATCATCACGGTCGATGATTTCCTGAAGCGCGCGGCCAAGTATGGCGACAAGCCTGTGATGACCGGCGAGTTGGGCCAGAACACTCTGAGCAATCTTGTATCGCTGACGCGACAGCCGGGCACGACTGCGGAAAAGGCCACCGCCATTCTTGAAGGTCGCGTTGCTGGCATGCCGGGCCGCCTGCTTAAGGACATCGCGGACGAAACAGGGCTAAACCCTGATGACGTTTATGCGTCCTTGGAAGACATGGTGAAAACAAGCCGAGCCAAGGCGGCTCCGCTGTATGAAGAGGCGGAGGCTGCACCGTTCGCAGAGACGGCAAACCTTGAGCGCATTGTCAGGGACGCGCCTATCCTGCGCAGTCTTTATTCAAAAGCCGTCAACCGCGTGAAGAACCAGGCGGTTCCGCTGATTGGGCAAGCCGATCAAATGCCGCCCCTCAAAGTCTATGACGAATTGAAGCAGCTTGTTGACGAAGAGATCAGCAAGCGGCTCGCCAACGGGCAGGGCATCAGCGACATCGAAGGCGTGAGGCAGACACTCCTGCGCGAGCTGGATCTGATTTCTGCGCAGGGCGCGACAGGTGTCGAAAACCCGTCCTTGACGCAAAGCCTTTACGCAACAGCGCGCGAAGCAGGCGGCGAAGCTCCCCGCATTGAAAAAGGTCTACAGGCAGGCGAGCGCGCCTTGCAGAACCGTGGCGTTGCTGACGACATTGAACGGGAAGTGTCAAAGCTGACGGGCCAGGAACTAAGCGCCTATCAGATTGGCGTTCTGCGAAACATTGTGAAAACGGTAGAAAGCGGAAAGCTTACGCCGAGCCGTATCAACAGCCCGGACTTTCAAAAGCGTCTGCGGTCTGTTTTCGGCAATGCTGCGGCTGATGGCATTATCAAGAAGTTCGGCATAGAGGCGAAGCTTTCGCAGACTGGCGCGCGTATCAATCCCAACATCAATTCGGTGACAGCGGTCGCCTTGAACGCCGGGCCGTCAAAAACTGGCGATGCGCTGATGCAAATGGGCCAGAGCGCGGCGCGCGGCAACATCAAGGACACGGCTATTGGCGCCGTGTCGGCAATGGTGAATTTCCTGCGCCGGCAGGGCTATTCAGAGAAGCAACTGGACGCGATTGGGGACATTCTCACATCCGCGCCAGATGATGCTGCGAAAATTCTGTTTCCCGGAAAGACGCCTCGGCCTGGAAGCATTCCGCCTACTGTTCCACCAGCGGGAAGCGTCCGGGAAAATCCGCGCACTCCGCAACTCGCGCCGCCTGTCGCTAGCGTTCCGCAGAACCCCCTCAACGTGCAAGCGCCCCCGACGCCGCAGGGACCGCCGACAAACGCACTGGCTCCACGCAGGCCAGAGCAGGCGGGCTTCGGAGGCAAGTCCCTTCCTATGGATGAGCCATCTCGAATGCAGAGAGCGAGAGAGCAGGGGTTTGATGTCGATACGCCGCTGTATCATGGGACGGCGAGCGACTTCGAGGCGTTTGACCGCAGCAAGTTTGGCAGCGCGACAGACGCACGGAGCGCAAAGCTTGGCGTGTGGTTGACGAGCAGCCCAGACACGGCGGCAGGATATGCCAAGCTCGCTTCTGAAGATACGCCTGTATCCAAAATCCTCAAGCTTGCCGAGGAGGCTGAGCGCAAAGGCAATTGGGACGAATACGCGGCGCTTACTCGCGCGGCTGAGGCCAAGGAACGCGACATCGCAAAGAACGGCGGTCGCGGTGCAAACGTGATGCCGCTTTATGTCCGTGGAAAGATCAAGTCCGTTGACATGGACGGGGCCAAATACGACCCTTCCGACACGCCGCTGTCAGAAATGGCAGCGCAGGCCAAAGCTGAGGGATACGACGGGCTCCGCTTGCAAAACTTCTCGGACGAGGGCGGCTGGGGCCGCTACAGCCCGACAGATCATGTTCTGATCTTCGACCCCAAGAACATCCGAGGTAAGTTCGCCAAGTTCGACCCCGCCGAAAGCGGAAGCTCCAAGCTCCTTGCTGGGATGGGAGGCGTGATGGGCCTCGGCGTTCTGTCCGCAGGCGCAACGCTGCAACGCGACGAAACGCCGAAGCCTAAGAACTAATCCCACCCCCACCACAAACGACCCGGCCCCGCTTCGCAGCGGGTTTTTTTGCATTGGAGCCGATGAATGGCCGCGACCGGAATTCCTGTATATATCCCCGCCGTAGCAGCCAACGGCACAGTCGCGTCATCGTTCAAGGTCAACGGCTGGGTTCCGACATCGGCCGGCGCACCGACTGCAACGCGCCGCACGTTCTACACCGATGCGGAGCTGACGACGCCTGCGAGCAATCCCGCCACGCTGGGAGCGTCTGGGCGCGTGTTCTACGTCAGCCCCATTCTGGCTTATGCGTTCACCATCACGGACGCTGCCGAGGCGGTGACATACGACACCATCCACATTCCGGCAGGGCTCGATGGCGCAGCATCCGTCAACCCGATCAACGTCTCAAACAATGCCGCGCTCACGGCGCTGACTGCGGGGAGCGGGCTTGTCGATAACGGGGTTTACCAGACGCTTGGCCGCGCCTCCGAGAATGACGGAGGGCAGGGCCTCTGGCTCTATGACAGCGCATCCACGACAACGGCAGACGGCGGGACCGTCCTGGCGATCGACGGCGGCGGGGCCGGGCGGTTCTTCCGCATCCTCGACGTTCCCCGCGTTGTGTGGGTCCAGTGGTTTGGGGATCTGACGACTGCAAGCGGGTTCACGGCTGCGCTGCGTGCGGCGATTACGGCGGCAGGCGTCGGCGGTGAAGTGCATATCCCGTATGGAGTTTACACCTACAACGACAGTTTCACCCCGCTCAGCGCGCAGCGCATCATCGGGCACGGTCTTCCCATTCTGACCAAAGCCGCGAACGTGGCGTCAACGTTTATCATGACGAACGCCACGAGGGCGGTTCTCGATGGTATCTATCTGGCCGGCGCGGGCGGAACTTACACCGGACGTGGCGTCTATATGGGCGCTCATGCCGACAGCTATGAACAGCGCGTCGTCAATTGCATCATTTATGACTTCGCTGGTCCGTGTGTCGAGTTTGATGGGGCCGACGCCGGAAGCAAGGCCGAGATCAGCAACAGCGTAATGCGGCGAACGAACAACACGACCGACGCTGCAATTGTTGGCACGACGACCGTAGACACAGCAGGCAATCGCAAGATCACGGATATCGTCACGGATGGCGGAATTATCGTCGCCGTCAACAAGATGTTCAACACGGAGATTTCTGGTTGTAGCGGAAGAAGTATCGACTTCTCTGGATCGGATGGCATCCAGACGCGAACCCGTGTCTACGGCAACCGTCTTGCGACCACGGGACCTGATCAGGACATCTACGGCAACGATAACAGCATCGTCGGAAACGTCATCGCGGGCGGGCTTGTTCTGAAGGGCGCTGCATCGCGCAACCACATCTCAGGCAATACGCTGGCTTCGGGCGAGGTTCCAGAAGACGAAAGCACGGCTACGGGCGACAATTGCAACTGGATCGATCACGCTGAGCAGACGGTAACGGCTACGCTGACCGGCTCCGGCTCTAACCCAACCACGAGCGCCAAGACCTGCCGAGTTCACCGGAATGGAAAACGGGTCTCAATCAACTTCGCGGCCACGCTGGATGCGGTCGGTTCTGGCACTTACCAGATCGCGCTTCCATCCCCGTTCACGACATGGGTCGCAAAGCACGCGGCGCGCGGCTCTGGCCTGTTCACGGACGCATCCACTGGCAACACTTACAACCTCGTTGCAGTTGTCGCGACAGGCGGGGCCACGATCACCCTCTACACGGGCAACGCGCTGGTGACGGCTGCGGCGCCCGTTACGGCTGCGGCTGGCGACATTATCACCTTTTCCATTGAATACGAGATTTCGTAATGCCGCCCGTTCGTGTTGGGGTCCGAGTTGTCGCTGGTCGAGAACAGGACGCGCGGACCTGTGGGGAAATCCCAATGGGAGTAGCGCCCGGTTCCGAGCGTTCGGATGTCGTGATGGGAAGCCTGCGCATGGGACAGCGGCTTGCCGTCCTCGAAAAAACGCACAAGCCCGTCAGACATTTCGGGAGCGGGCATCATCCACGCAAAACCCTCTTCCTTGCGATAGTGCGTGAAGTTGATCTTGCGGCGGAGCGTGGTGAACCATGTCCCGCCAATGAGTTCGCCTTCACCGAGAACGCCGGCGAGCGTCATGCGATCAACCCATTCCTTGACGATGGACGCCTTCTCCTGACCGAACTGCGGGTCAACCCAGTAGTCATCAAGAACGATCACACAGCCGGGCCGCATGTAGCGCGCAAAGACCGAGAACTGTTCAGCGCAGCGCCCGTCACCGTCGAAGAAGAACAGGCCGATAGGGCCGCAATGCACAATGGCTTCGCGGAACACGCGGCTGTCCGTGCTCCAGCCTTCGAACATGCGGACATGGTCCGAGACACCGAAGGCAGCGACGTTCGCGCGCCAGTCGCGAATGATATCGTCAGAGGGCAGGTGAGGCTGATCCGGATAGCTCCCGCCGCAGTCGATGACGGCGTGCTTCCTGCGTCCCATGTGTCCGCTGGCAAGCGCGATGGTCGATCCGCCGATGTAGGAGCCGATCTCCAGAATGCCGCCTACGCCGTCTCGCGCGAGCGCCTGGAGCCGTTCAAGAACCGGCGTTTCCAACATGCTGATGCGGCGCACTTCAACGAGGTCAACCATGCCCAACCCTTCTGATCAAATCGCTGCCGAATATAACACGCGCCGAATCTGGATGTTCGAAAAAGTTGTGGGCGAACGCGATGTGATCACTCACGTCAAGTGCTCGCTGCGCATGGATGAAGTCCCGTTGCTGGAAGCGGTCGCAGAGCTTCCCGCGCCAGACCTCAATGCATTCGCAGAGTATTGGCAGGACGCCGATCATCCGCTCTGGGAACAGATGCAAGACCCGGCAGGCTTCGAGCAGCCGAAACACGTCCAGCGCGACAAGCTTGCTCCGTGGGCGTGGTCCGTGCTGGACAAGGCCGCGCTTGAAGCCGAGGGCCTTGCCAAGTGGCGCGCGATCCTCGCGGCGCGTCAGGCAGACATCAAGCCAAGCGCGGAGGATCGCATTGCGGCGCTGGAAGCCGCTCTCCGCGAACGTGTCGAGGCCAAGGACAGATCGGTGTTTGCGGAAGCCCCGCTGTTGCCTGCCCCTGATGCGTCAGAAAACCATTTCGCAGACCTCATCCTTGCAGACGAGACGATTGACGATGCGAAAGCGCGCCTCTCGCAGCGTCTCAAGGAGCTACGGCACTACCTCATCGCCCCGGAAATCAAGGTCAACGAGGACGGCTCTGTCGGCCTCACGGCTGGCGAGCAAGCGGAACTGCAAGACCTCGAGCGAAGGCAGACGCTGGGGCGCTGGCTGGAAGCCTGACGCCCTAAACTGAAAGGCTGGGAACAATGGATGACGATTTCAATGAGCGCTTCAAGGCGCTCAAGCGTGAATTGCGTGAAGTTGCGGAGGACTTCGAACAGCTCAGGAAGCGCAAGGCAAACGGAGAAGACGTGGAACAGATCGCAGCGAAGGTGACAGCTATCGAAACCGAAATGCGGACCAAGTTTGCGTCGCTTCAGTCTGACAGCCAGGAAGTGCGCCACGGGCTCCAGAAGCTGGTTGAGGCAATCGACCATCTCCGCGCCGACCTGTCCACGCACAAGCGTGAAATTGCGCAGGTACAGGACACGCAGAAGATTTCGGGATGGTCGCGCATCCCCGTCGCCGGATGGGTGCTTATGGCCGTGGGTTGCTTCGCGGTGATGCAGCTCGGCCTTGAGAGATGGGCGGAGTTTCAGGGGCTGGGCCGTTGAGAGCCCCCACAAAAGCAGAGTGGGCGTCTGCTGGCCGGTGGGCCAAGGACGAAGCCGCGGAGTGGGTCATTGGCTCGTGGGCCTTGATCTTGGGCTGGCTGATTGTCGGCGTCATCTTCTTCAGCTTCCTGCAAATGGACGGCTATTTCAGCCGCGGCCTTGGGGAGAACTCAGGCGTAGACCCTGACCTCTTCATGCACATCGGCTGGATGTTTCGGCTGTTTGCCGCGATTTTCCTTGTCTTCACAGTCAAGCTGAAATCGCTCGGCATGGATCATGAGGCTGCATGGATCAAAGTCATCGGCGTTGTCGTAACGCTGCTGGTTGTGGCTCATGCGCTGGGCTTTGGCCTGAAGGCGCTTGAGGGCAAGCGGTCTAATGCGATTGCTGTCGAGCAGACGGCAGACGTTGCCGCGAAGTCCAATGACCAAGTCATTGCCGAGCTCAAAGAACAAAAACGGGGCATTCAGGAAACGCGGGATAACCAGCTCGCCAACCTGCAATCCAGCATCGAGAAGATCACGGGCGACGGTCTCGACAATGACGATCTTGCGGATGAATACCGCAAGGACCAGAAGACCGAACGCGACAACGCACGCACGGCGATTGCAGATATTGACCGGCGTATCACGGATTTGACCGTCTCAGGCGGCGCAGCGCAGACGGAAGCCACGCAGGAAATTGCCACGACCGAGAAGTGGGCGCCGCTGTTTGTCGGCATCGCTCAACTGTTCACGTGGAACCCGAACCCTGACGATTGGTGGATTTACGTCGCTGGCGTCCTGTTCCTCGCATTCTGGATCATGGTGGGCGACACGATCTGCATCTTCATGCCTCACGCGCTCTACAAGATGCACCTCGCAGACGCTCGCAGGCGCAAGGCGCAAGAGAACGGATCACGCGGGGGTCGCACCACATCGCGCCGCCGGCTGATCGAAGACATGCGCAAGGCACGAACCGAAACCAAAGCCGATCTCTCGGAGGACAAAGACAATGGCGATAGAAATTCTCCGCCGCAGGCCGCCGAGTGAGCTGTACCCGTCGAAGGCCGCGCTAGACCTTATCCGGCACTTCGAGGGGTTGAGCCTTACCGGCTACCTCGACCCTATCGGCATCCCGACCATCGGATACGGCAGGACCGGGCCTGTAGCTGTCGTGGGCAAGCGCATCACGCTGTCAGAGGCCGACGCACTGCTTGACGAAGACGTGGCACGACACGCGCAGATTGTGCGGGACCAGATCACAGTGCCGCTCACGCAAGGCGAGTTCGATGCCCTCGCAAGTTTGGTCTTCAATCTAGGCTATATACCCAAAAGCCTGAAAGCCTGCCTCGTTGGCGGCGTGACAGACGCGGGCAAGGTGATGACGCCAGGCAGCTACGGCTCGGCGCTGTTGCAGTTCCCGCGCAACTGCCGCGCAGGTGGCAAGCCGCTCAAGGGCCTCTACCGGCGAAGGCTGGCTGAGGCGTGCCTGTTCTGCGACCTCCCGTGGGAGAACGCCTGTTCGATCAGCGTGGTCCAGCTATCTGTCGATGACGCTGGCAAGATCGACACGAACGAAAGCACGTCTCTGGAAGACACCCTCATGCGTGCGCGGCTCGATACGTCGAAGCCGCCCGACACCTCGCACATTCTCAAGAAACAGTGGTCCGAAGTGATCGCGAAACAAGCTGAACCTGTCGCGGCTGAAGCGCCAGGCGATGCGGAGCCAGCGGAGAAGGAAGCCCCCCAGCCCAACCCCCCTCCGCTGGTATCTGCGCCCGTTCCTGCGCCGCCGAGTGGTCCCGCTGTCGCAGGGCCGGCGGTGGCGATAAATCCGGCTCCCCAGCCGTCGCCGCCGCCGGTTAAGCCTGCGCCGCCGCCACGTTTGCCAGATCCGCCCGTTCCCATCGGCCAACAGACCGGCGCTGTAGACGCAACTCGCAATTCTCAGGACTGGTCTTCTAACGCGAAGGCGATGTGGCAGAGCCGCAGGTTCTGGGGTTTGGTATTGGTGCTCGGCGGGCGCTTGTGGATGCTTAAGACCGGATCAAACGCGGTTCTTGGCACGGTATCTGACCCTCTCATCACTGAGATGTTCTCCGGTTTCATGGTGATGATTATTGGAGAAATCATTCAGCATTGGGGAGAGCGTAAGGCGACGAGGCCACTTCGCTAGGTCACGTGCTTCCACGTGTGCCGCTTCTTGATGTACCGAATATTCTGGACGTCCACCCCGTAGCGTTTAGCAAGTTCGCCATTTCGGACACTGTCAGGAGCGGCGCGGATGGCCCTAACGTCGTCTTCGGTTAGCTTTGAGTTCCATTGCGCCTCGCCTCGGCAAACAGTGCCATGTGCAACGCGGTCTGCGCCATTGTCGGCGGCAGTGCCCCATCGGAGGTGCTTGGGATTAACGCACCACTTATTTGCGCAGGAGTGACAGGCTTCGACATCGCTGTTGGCAGGGCCGTAGACGCGATAGCAAATGTAGCGGTTTGCCTGCCAACCTCTGCCATTCACATGAACTCGTGGATAAGCAGAGCGGCTCGTTCCTTTAAACGGTTTGTGCCAAGGAATGCACTCATCGGTTGGTTCGGCGCGGAGCACTGTCTCAACAAACGCGACGCCCGCGCCGTGTTCGGCTATGCCAGCGGTGGGGTCGCCATGGCGTTTGTATCGCCCGTAGTGTCTTTCGCAGTATCCAAGAGACCCGTGCGGATTGGGGCATCCTGGCACCGCGCAGCCTCGTTTAGGGTTCTCTAACCGCCCTGCAATCGAAAGTAGCTGACGGTAGTGCTTATCACATCGACCCCGTGTCACGGATCGGCGGTCGCAACCTTCAATTTCGCATCTACGCATCTGCCGTTCGCGTGCGTGCGCATAGTGAGTGGCGCACAGGCCGCAGCTCTGCGCAGGCTTGCCGCAATCAGGAATTGAACATACTCGGGACGTAGCCATGGGGCCTCCACAAAGGCTTCAGCGGTTAGGCGTGGGTGAGCGGTGCAAACGCTCCCTACGCCGTCCCAAATCTAGGACATTTGGGAAGAACCTTCAATGAACATCGCAGCAATCTGGATGGGCCTACCTCAGTGGGCGCGCGACGCAATCAAGGTCGCAGGCATTGTGCTCGGAGTGATTTTCCTCGGGCGTCAGTATGTGAAGGGCAAGCAGAACGAAGCGGTCGCGGCGAACAATGCCAAGCGCGATCGTGAGGCCCTCGAAGTCGAGCGTGAAGTTGTCAGCAACATTCAGGAAAACACAAATGAAGTCGTTCGCGAGGCTGACGCTGTGCGCAGCCATACCGCTGTTGTCGAGCTGCCAGACGGAACCAAAAGCCTCCCCCAATATCATTTCCGCGACTAGCGGCGCGATCTGGAAAGAGGCGCTCTGCACCACGGGGACGCCGATCCTCATCTCGCGCGGCGACGTGCTGACGCTCCCGACCGCCGAGGCAATCGGGGACCACAACAACGCAATCTTCTGCGCTTGTCCGGAGAAGCGGCCTCCGGCGTTTGATGCCGCCATTTGCAAAACATAGGAGACTGGACGTGAACATTCTCGGGCTGGAAATCACAAGCAAGGGGGGCGCCGTGAACTGGATGAATGTTCGCCGGTTCTTCTACGTTGCAATCGTCACCTGGCTGGTCGGCGTTCGCCTGATCGGCTTGAACCCGTTCGATGACAAATCCATCGGGCTGGACACCATCCTCGACGGCCTCGCGCTGTACGCCGTCTGGCTGATCGTCTGGCACATGCTCTGGGCCTTGCGTCCGAAGTTCAGCTAACCTTGCAGGTACGTGTAACCAACCCGGCGATGCTCGGCGCTGTCGCGCTGTGTGTCGCCGGGGCCGTCGGCGCGTGGGCGTTCGTGGCCGGCCATGCGCATGACTGCGCGGCGCGCTGGGCTGATAGTGGCCTGCGTGTGACCTACCGGGACGGGCAGTGCCTCGTTGAAGCTGGCGGGCGGTTCTACCCCGAACGGGTTATCCGCGTCTGGGTGCGGCAATGAGATACGCGCCATTCCTCAAGACGCTGTTGCTGGCTGTCTCAGGCCTTAGCTTCTTGGTATGGTTCGCTGTGGTGCTGGAAAGGTTGTAGGGCTCACTTCTCCCCGCTCCCCGCTAGTGCTGGCGTCAGCCGCGCCACGACCGTGTCGATAAGATCGACCGCATCGTATTCGCCCATCTGCGTGAGCCGTGAGGCCAGCGCGTTGAGCCCGGCAATCAGCTCTGGCGATACGGGCGGGGGCATCGCGGCCTGATACGCGGTGACGGCGGCGCGGGCGAGGCTGCGAAACTCATCAGCCCGGATTGGGTGTTGGACGTCCCAATGGTGAACGTGAGGTCCGTCAGCATTATAGACAGCCCTTGCAGCCGCCTCCAGCGCGCGGGGGTGGGGGTGGGTCATGGGGTGTCCTTCGATAGTGCGTCGAGCGCGGCGCGGGCTTGTGTTAGCGCTTCACGTTCGCCATCGTACATGCCGCCTATCGCGATAGCTGGCGGCTCAAACCATTCAATCATCCCCGCCAAAGCCTCCGCGCACTCCAGCAGCGCGGGGAGCGCGACAGACGCAGCCGCCACGAAATCGCGGTCGAGTTCGGCCAAGCGCAGATGGTCGAGGGGCCTCCTGTTGCGCGGCGATTTGAAAGGTCCCGCTGCTTTCAGGTGTTCTGCGTGCAACTCTCGCAGGCGCGCGATTGCTTGTGATGCGTCAGTCATGCTGCTTGCTCCGCTTGCGCATACCCGCCCCACTGGTCGGCCATCGCCTCGGCAATGCCGCTGAAGGTGCGCGAGCGTTCTTTCCATCTGTCAGGGCCGGGCGGCATGCGATGGACGCGGGCAATGCGGCCGGCGACGACGTTGGTCGGCTCCAGCTTTGGCAAGCCCTTTAGCCACAAGCACGTCGCCTTGACCTCGCCGTGGCCAAACTGCCAAGGCTGAATTGTCTGGTCCGGCTTGCGTATGCGGCTGCTGATAATGCTGACCGGGTTTTCGATTGCGATGCGCGGAATGGGCGCGGCCATCAGGTCACGCACAAACTGCAATGCCTCGGCCTGCTCTGGCAGTTTATTTTTGAACCAGCGTGCGCCGCTGACCGCCAGATGCGTGCAAGGCGGGTGCGCGATCATTAGATCCCATCCGAGGTGCAGCACCTCCCGCACGTCGCAGCGGTAGTGTGCGCCTGGCGTCTCGCTTGGCAGCAGATCGCAGCTAAACGCGGTCCAGCCCCGCCGGCGGAATGCATCCCGCACCGTTCCCGAAAACTCGCAGGCGACAAGGACGCGCTTCATGCCTCTTCAACCCGCACAACGATCATGTCGAGCAGGTCGGCCAAGTCGCGCAGTTCGTGCTCGAATGCGCAGCGCGACAGCACAAGCCGGCGCATCAGCCGCTCGCAGTCTGCGCGGATGGTGTCGTCGGGGATGGCGATGGGCGCGTGGGGGCGGAGGGGGATTACGTTGGAGATGGTCATTTCGATGCGACCTCTTTCCAGTGGCGA